TGAAAAACAATCCGAAGTTATTGACGGACATACCGGCCTCCTCTTTTCTTATCCGCTTGCGGGCCGCGCCGTGCTGCGCGTGGAGCCGGAGGCGGTCTGCTCGATCAGAATGTCCCGGATGGCATTGGCGAGGCTCTGGCGGTCGGCGGCGGTCCGCCCGGTGTTGGCTCCGTTGACCGTGATCATCGGAGTCAGCGCCGTCAGGTTGACGTTGTTCACATACCGCCGCTCCGCCACGTCCACCAGGGATTTGATGTCCTCGTCGCTCATCTTGACCGACTTCTCGATGCTCCCTACGCTCCCGGCGATATCGCCCAACTGGCCGGAGAGCTCGTCGTACGGCGTGCTTGATGGAAGCGCCTGATTTTCCTGACCAGTAGCCTGAGCCGCTCTTTTCACCTGAATCTCGGCCTGTCTGGCGGCATGGTTGGCATCGCGGTCGGCCCACATTTGGGCCAGCTTATCGGCCCTATCCTGGGTTCTCTGTTCCACCTCCTGGCGGGCCTCCTCCAAAGCTGCGTTGCGGTTAGCCTTTGCTGCCTCATTCTCCGCAGAGGCTGTAGCGGCGAAGGTGGTCTTTTGAATAGCCTCGATGGATACGCCTGGAATCAGGTTCAGCTTGTCTATAAACCAGTTGATAATGTCGATGGCTCCGTTCACCATTCCTTGAAGTACTGTGAGAACACCCACCTTCATGTCACCTAAAAAATTTTGAATGCTTACGGCCACTGTCTGGATTTTGAGTCCCATCTGGTCAAACAAATCCATGACGAAGTATACGCCTGTGAAAAAGCCAGCCTTTACGGTATCCCAGGCATAGAGCACTGAATCTACCACAGTAAGCCACGCAATCTCTAATCCTCCCATAGACTGAACCCATTGATAAATCGCCGCAACTACCAGGCCAATAATAAGTACAATGTAAGTAAGGGGGTTGGTGAGCAATGTGGTAAAAAAAGCCTTTGCTGCACCATTCGCAATCCAGGTGGCAGCCGCCTGAATCCCAAGACCGGCCGCAAAGGCGACTGCACCGGCGGCCAGGCCGGCCAAAATCGGAGCGAGCTCTTCCAAGTGGTTTGCCAACCAGGAGATTGCATCCAGCACCGGGTCAAGGGCTTGAATGGCGACGTTCTGGAACATCGTCCACACCTGCGCCCAGGTCATGGGCATCTGCTCAAACTGGGCGTTGGTCTCCTCCGCCGCCCCAAGCATAGCGTTCTTGACCACCTCCGCGGTGACCTTTCCCTCGCTGGCCAGCTCCCGCATCTCCCCGGTGGTGACGCCCATATACTCCGCGATGGTCTGGGCAATCATGGGGGTCTGCTCCAGCACCGAATTGAGCTCCTCGCCCCGCAGGGTGCCGGAGGCCAGGCCCTGGGTAAGCTGCACCAGCGCGGCCTGGGCAGACGCACCGGAGGCCCCGGAGATCGCCATCTGCTTTTGAATCTGCTCGGCGAAAGCCACCAGCTCGTCCGTTCCTGTAAATGAGTTCCCGGCTACCGTGCCGAGCTGGGAAACAAAGTCCGCCATATCGGCGTAGGCTCCACGGCTGCGCATGGCCGCCTGATAAATCTCCTCCTGGGCTGCGGCCGCCGCCTCGGCGCTGCCGGTCATGAGCCGCAACCGGGCGTTGATGCTGGTGAGCTGGTCGGAGGTGTTTACCAGCCAGCGGACGGACTGCATACCCAAGAAGGTGCCTGCGAGGTTGCGGATCGTACCAAGCAGGGATGTCCCCCGGCTGTTGGTCTGCGTCATCTTCCCCGCAAGTTCTTGCATCTGTACGGCTGTGGCCGCAGCGGCGGTTTCCACATTCATCGTGGAAGCCCGCACATCGTCCAGCATATTTGCCATCCTCTGCGCTACCTGTAAGCACTGGGTCATGGTGGACGTGAATTTATCCTCCAGAATCAGGGTTTCTCGAATTGCGGCCATGCTCTCACCTCTAATTCGCCCGGTCTTGGGCTTCCTTCTGGTCTCTCATGCTTTTCAGGGCGAACTCGGTCACCAGCTGTTTCTCCCTGGACGGGAGGGCGTCATACCGGGACGGGGCCCAGCCGAGGTTCACGAAGCAGTAATATGACACCAGCATCTCCGTGTCCCAGCCGGCCCCGTCCATCAGTTTTTTACCTCATCCTCCTGCTCCACAAAGCCGGACAGCTTCGTAATCTCCTTGACCAGCCGGGCATACTCGCCGGACAGCAGCAATTTACCGGGCACCAGCAGCGGGTCCAGGACGCCGCACCCGTCGCACAGCTCCTTGCTGGAAAAGTCGGGTTCCACCGTGGCGGCCACCACCATGCGGCGGGTGAAATCCACACTGTCCAACTGCTCGATTGTCTGTCCGCCCTCCTTCCGGCGGCGGGTGGCCTGCCGGGTGATGGCGTCGTTCTCCTCCTGGGTCAGCGCCCGGATCTTGAAGGGCACGGGCTGGCCACTTTCGTCCTGGAAGCGGTTGGAGATGACAACCTCCTTCTCCTCCGAGGTAGTGACGGGATGCAGAAATGCGGAAAGCTTACTCATATCGGTTCCTCCTTAATTACCCAGTTGGGCCGGATCGTTGAACGCCTGGAGCCGTGCCACGCGGGTGTAGGCGAAGTTGAAGTCATAGTTCAGCATGGTCTCCTCACTATTCAGAACGGAGAGGGGCACGGTGCCGGTCAGGTGGCATCCGTAATAGGCCATAACTTGGGAGCCCAGTGTCGCCGAAGCGGAATCGGAGTTGGTAATCTGAATATCAAACTCCGGCATAACGCCGGTCTGGATGTACTGGAGCACCATGTCCGTCCACAGGTTGGTGCCGTAGTAGATGTTGCCGGTCCCCGTCAGCTTGGCCCCGTTGGGCTTGTCCTGGATGGTGCGGGTGCCGATGACCCGCATATCGCTGCTCTGGATTTCCGCATTGGTGGTGATGTTCCGCATACCGGCCACCACATAGTTCCGGCCCTCTTTGGTAACCACCACGGAGCCCTCCGCGCCGGTGACGGTGTCTTTTGCCAGCAGATAAGCCATATTCACACCTCCCTCAATTCACGGTGATGGTGACGTAGATCTTCTCCACGCTGTCCACCGGCTGGATCGCCAGGTTGACCACGATGGCGTCAATGGCCTCGCCGGGCTCTACGGTCACGTCCTCGGCCTCAAAGTTCTGAATGCCGTTATTGGCCTGGATGTCCAGCAGATACCCCACGATGGCGCTCTTGAACATCATGCGGCCCTGCTCGTTGTTGTTGACCACGCCGATGTAGCCATCGGAGAACTGCTGATAGATGTCGTTGGCGATGGTGTTCAGCAGCCGGATCACCCGGTTCTTGTGGTAGGGTTCGGTGATATCGGTGGTATAGGTCACCAGAGAGTTGATATCCTGCTCCACCTTCACCACCCCGTCGTCGGCAAAGAGGACGAACTGGCCGGCAGTCAGGGCGTCGATGTACCCGGAGTTGGTCAGCTTGGGGGACACGTCCACCGCGTTGGGATAGGCGGCGTAGGTCAGGGACTCGTTATACTGGGCCCCAGCCAGGGCCCCGCCGGCCCACCAGGTCACCTGCTGGGGGGTGAGTGCGGTGCCATCACTGAGCACAATGCCGCTCATGATGTTGACCACAAAGCGGTCGTCCGGGTTGGTGAGCCCCGCGGCCACCAGTTGGGTATAAGCCCCCTCCTCCGCCGCCAGGCGCTTCACAAAGGCCACCATCGCGTCCTGCACGGTGGTGTCGGCGCCGTCGTAAATGAGCACGTCGAATTTGTAGGGTTCGATGGCTGCCAGGAAGTCGGTGTAATCGGCGGATGCAGGGGAACCATCTGCTCCGCCGGAGAGTGCCTTTCCCACCGTGGCGGCCAGGGCCCCGGTACCACTCCAGGCCACCCAGTCGTTGGCGGATAGCTCCTCCACCGTCTTTGCGGTCTGCTGGTCCACAATCTCCCCGCCCACCACCGTGGACACGGCGAAAGCATCCTCCGGGTCAGTCAGCTCGGTAATGACGATGGAGATATCGTTGCCCCGAACCCCGGGATACTTTGCGGTGGCCGTCAGGGGCGAAACCTCTGCGCTTGCCTGCTTCTGCCCGGTGGCCCCCAGGCGGTAGAGCAGCAGCTTATTGGGGGCCGCCGTCCGGTTGGTGCCCTTGAAGATCTCGTTGAGGAACCGGTTCTTGGGATTGGTGATGTCATACCCGGTGTAGGGGGTCATATTGGCCCCGGCCTCGATCTCCTGCACCGTCTCCACCGGGCCCCAGCTCATGGCCTCCGCGATGGCTACCACGCCCCGGTCGCTGACCGTGAGCCCCAGCCCCCGGTCCGAGGTAAACCGGATGTATACGCCGGGCCGAATCTTGTTCTGGTTCGTCCAGGTGCCTCCTGCCATGTCAATCACGCTCCTTGTCTTTGAAGAATGCCTTGACCGCCCTCTCGGCCTCGGCGATGGTGTACTCACTCTTGCGCAGGACTGCCCCGAGGAAGTCCTGCTGGTACTTGGCAAAGCGGGGGGCCCTCAAAAGAACCTCGCGCTTGAATTTTTTGGCGCTCAATTTTTGACCTCCTCGTCGTAGTCCATCATCTGCATCTTGACATACTCCTCCGGGATGCTCACCCGCTCCAGAAGCTCGAAGCGATAGTGCAGGGCGTCCAGATCTACGCGCCATTCCCGTTCATGGGCCCGCAGCAGGATGGTTCTCGCCGTCTCCCCGTCGGAATAAGGAAATGTCTCCATCAGCAGATCCAGGGTCTCCCCCGCGCGCTGATACCGCTGTTGCAGATCGGGCAGGTTGTAATCCTCCAGATAGGTGAGGTCAAGCCCCAGCCTCCGCCTCCAGAGCCCGCCGGTCTCCAGGGTTGTATAGTTGTAACGGGTCTGGAGAAACATGCAGGGCGGAATACTGCCTTGCTGGTTGGGGTCTTCGTAGAAGGCCACACTTGGGAAGCAGGGGGCCAGGTAGTCCGCCAAGGATTTGGCGATGGTGGTTACAGTCAGGTTCATTCCATCAGCTCCTCCAATCCCTTCAACTCCTCCCGCAGTACCCGGCGGTACTCCTCCACCGCCTTGTCTACCATGAACAGGCCGGGGACATAGGCCGTCCGGGTACCTACCACGATACCGCCCGTTCCGTCTGGGTTAAATTCCAGCAGCCCGGAGCCCGGATTGATGACCAGCCCAGGCACAAAGTGGCGGTCCATCCGGTGCCCGTCGTTGACAAAGGAGGCGTACTGCTTGTC